ATCTACCACCGAGACGGTGACGCACGAGAACGCGCGACAGATCACCCTGCCTACGCACTCCTCCATGATCAAGCCAACGAGTGGACGCCCTCCGCGCTCTTTGTCGAGCAGTTGACCCGTGACGCGCTTCTGCACGGTAACGGGTACGCCTTCATCAACCGGGGCAGCGATGGCAAGCCCCGTGAGTTGATCCGCCTTCGCCCAGATGCCATGAGCGTTGAAGTCGATACGATCACAGGCGAACCAGCCTACAAACTCAGCGAAACTGCAGGCCAGCGCATCATCAGCCGTCGCGACATCCTGCACATCCAAGCCCCAAGCATCGATGGCGTGAAGGGTGCCAGCCCAATCCATCAGTGCCGGGAGGCTATTGCTCTCGCTATTACGATCCAGGAACACGCCGCACGTTTGTTTGGGCGCGGTGCTAAGCCATCAGGCGTGTTGACGCATCCCGGCAAGCTAGGTGCCGAAAGCGGCAAGCGGATGCTAGCCTCGTGGCGGGCTGCACACTCAGGAGAGAATGCGGGCGGCACGGCCCTCCTTGAGGAAGGCACCAAGTTCGAACGAATGGCTCTGACCAGTGTGGAAAGCCAAACGCTGGAGCTATGGCAATTTACGGTCATTGAAATCTGCCGTGTCTTCCGTGTCCCGCCGCACCTCGTATTTGAGCTAGGCAGGGCAACGTGGGGAAACGCTGGAGAAATGGGTGCCTCCTTTCTCCGGTTTACACTTATGCGGTGGATCAAGGTTTGGGAGGGTGAAATCCGCCTCAAGCTTATCGACCCAGCAGACCGACATGAGTTCTACCCTGAATTTCTGGTGGATGATCTCCTCCGCGCTGATCTCGCCGCTCGTGCAGAAGCCTATGCCAAGCTGATCTCAGCTCGCGTGCTCAATCCGAACGAAGCCCGCGCCATGGAAAACCGTGCGCCCTACCCGGGCGGCGAAGTTTTCGCCAATCCCAACACATCGTCTTCCTCTGCGCCGAAGGAGGGTAAGGCCGATGCCTGAACACTGCCAATTCTTCGGTGACAGCGAGAAGGTGTTCAGTTTGACGCCTGACCTCGTGCTGGAGCTGGAACGCAAGACAGGTGCCGGGATCGGTGGCCTGTCTCGCCGCTTCTTCGCAGGCGACTTCCGGTTCAACGAACTCACCGAGGTTATCCGCCTTGGTCTCATCGGTGGCGGCACCGATCCCGAAGAGGCCGACGCACTCGTGACGGCCTACCTACCGCGCATGGCGGTCACCGAGCTGTACGCCGTCGCTCTCCCCGTTCTTGAGGCCCTGATGTTCCCGAAGGTAACGACCGATGCAGCATGAGCTTGTGAAATTAATTTCACTCGACACCCGCGAAGCACGGACGGGGGACACCCTCGACTTCGATATCCGGTTTGCCGCCGACGATGCGGGAAGCTTCACCGGCCATGCTGCCATCTTTGATGAGCGGAACAGCTTCAATGAGGTGGTGAAGCGCGGCGCATTCAACCGCACCCTGTCCGAACATCAGGCCCGCAACATCCGCCCGCCCATGCTCTGGAGCCATCGCACAGATGAAGTGATCGGGGTTTGGACCGACATCCGCGAAGACGCCACCGGCCTCGCTGTCACCGGCAAGCTCATCACCGAGACGGCGCGCGGCAAGGAAGCTCACGCCCTCCTCAAAGCCGGGGCGCTGAACGGTCTCAGCATTGGCTTCCGTGCCCGTGGCGCTGAACGCGCCTCCAACGGCCTACGCATCCTCACCGACATTGACTTGGTCGAAATCAGCCTCGTGGCCCTGCCCAGTGCAGGCAATGCCCGCATCAAACAGGTGCGGTCTATCGGGGATGTTTCGGCCTTCACCCGCGCCGTACAGGGCGCAATCGCAACGCTTCGAAAGGATTGACCAATGAAGCATGAAGTTATTGAAGTCCGTTCGGCGTTGCCGATTGAGACCCGTGACGACGATCCGCTTGCCGCCGCAACCGCAGCAGTCGAGGAAATGCGGGCTGCCGCCGAACAGCGCCACACGGCACACGCTGCCGAGGTGCGGACCCTGACGGAACGCTTGGCCGGTCTCGAAACCCGCCTCAACCGCCCCGGCACCCCGCAGGAACAGCGCAACGAACCGACCGCCGATGTTCGCGCATTCGGCGTTTACCTTCGTCGTGGTGCTGCTGCACTGAATGCCGAAGAACAGCGTGCGTTAACCGTCGCTGTTGACGCTTCGGCAGGGTACCTCGCTCCCCCGGAATACGGCAACGAAATCCTCCGCAGCGTAACCGAGTTCAGCCCCATCCGCGCCTACGCCCGCGTAATGCAGATCGCGGGACCGGAAATTCGTTATCCGAAGAAGCTCACCGGCACGAACGCACAGTGGGTTTCCGAGATCGAAGACCGCCCGGAAAGCACCCTGACTTTCGGACAGATCACGCTCACCCCGTATGAGCTCGCAACGTTCGTGGACGTGTCGAAGCAGCTTCTGGAAGATGCCGCCTACGATGTGGAGGGCGAGCTTCGTCTGTCCTTTGCCGAAGACTTCGGTTTCAAGGAAGGCGCTGCCTTCGTCAACGGTGACGGAACCGGTAAGCCGAAGGGCATCTTGCAGGCCACCGGCATCCAGCAGGTTGTCACGGGCGCAGCGGCGACACTCGGTTCGGCCCCGGCTGATCTTCTGATCGACGCAATGTCTAAGCTGCCGAATGCCTACGCCCAAAACGGCGCATGGCTGATGAACCGGACGACACTCGCCAGCATCCGCAAGCTGAAAGACACTCAGGGCGCTTACCTGTGGCAGCCTTCCATTCAGGTCGGCGCACCGTCCACCTTGCTGGGACGGCCGATCATCGAAGCCGTCGATATGCCGAACGTGGGTGCCGGTGCGTTCCCAATCGTGTTTGGCGACTTCTCCGGTTACCGGATCGTGGATCGTGTCGGCGTCTCGGTCCTCGTCGATCCCTTCTCCAAGGCTACCAACGGCATCACCCGTTTCCACGCCCGCAAGCGTGTCGGCGGTGACGTGACCCATCCCGACAAGTTCGTGAAGGTCAAGGTAGCAGCTTCCTAATCCCGATGACCCGTTCCTCGATTGAAAGGCCAAGATAATGGGAATTACCACTACCGCAAAAACTCAGGTCAGCATCGGGACCACCGCACCCTTCGCGACGTCCACCGCCTACGCGGCCGACGACTGGACGGAAATCGCCAATATCATGGACGTGGGCGAAGCCGGTTCCGAAGCCGAGATCGTAACCGCCAAGCTGGTCGATCAGGAATTCGTCAAGAAGGTCAAAGGTTCTCGCGACAACGGCACGATGGAACTCGTGGTCGCCCGTGACAGCGGCGATGACGGCTATCAGGCCCTCGTTGCAGCCGAACAGGCGAGCGCCGGCTACAATTTCAAGGTGGAGCTGAATGACAAGCCGAGCACCGGTGGCAGCCCGAAGAACTCGATTTTCTACTTCAACGCCATCGTCGCCAGCCGCAAGAACAGCTTCAACGACGCGGACAGCATTGTCCAGACGACGTTCTCGCTCGCCATCAGTGGGGCGATTATCGAAGTCCCAGCGTCGGCCACCTAACGGGTTCATGTCGATGAGGCTGGCTGACACCATCACCGTCACCATCGCGGCCGAGGTTATCGAACTTCGGCCGTCTTTGGCTTGTGCAATTCGTCTGGAGCGCCGCGCCGGATCGTTCCAGCAGCTCACCCGTGACATCATGGACGGCAACCTGACCGCTGCCGTGGAAATCATCCAAGATCATACTGACCTCGACTTCCTGCCCAACCGCATCCTCGAACAACTGGACGCTCTGAAAGCGCCATTGCTGCGATACGTGATGGCATGCGCGGGCGTTGACCCCGACGACGCGCCAAAGGCCGCTCCCAAGGGTAAGCCTGCCAAGTCAGTGCCGTTCAGGGATCATCTTCAAGACCTCTACAAGAAGGCCACCGGCTGGCTGGGGTGGTCCCCGGAAGTCGCCCTCGATGCGACCCCGGCTGAAATCGTCCTCGCCTATGAAGGCCGCTTGGACATGCTCAAGGCCATCTACGGCGGTGGAAAAGATCAGCCCACCGACGACCGGCCGTTGGAGGAAAAGTTCCGCAGCGTCTTCACCACCTTCGGCACCGTCAAGGAGGCAGCATGACCGATTGGCCTCAATTCATTCGTGCAGCGATGAAGGAAAAGAAAGTCACCCAGCGCCGTCTGGAGGACGCATCAGGCGTCTGCAGGTCAACGCTCAAGCGTTTTCTTCGCGGGGACACTGCAATGCGGGTGGACCAGCTGGAACAGGTGCTGAAGGCGATGGGATATTCGCTGGAATGCCAAATGACTGGTGACCCATCACCACTGCTGAGGCGTCCCAAGAAGCTAAACGCAAGCCCCATGCGTCCACGCAAGCTCATCCGTGCTGCTGGAGCGGAGCGCTTTTGATGCCATATAGCGCTCCTTCCATCCGTGCATGTGGCTGTGTCATTCCCAGCGGGCAACGCTGTGAGCACTCCATTGCGCGGGATCGGGAGCGCAAGGCTCGTCATGATGCAAAGCGCCCGACTGCCCCACAACGCGGTTACGATAGCAAGTGGCGGGAAGCCCGTGCCGGGTTCCTAGCCAAGCACCCACGATGCGCCCGTTGCGGTGCTCCTGCCACCGTTGTCCACCACTCCACCCCGCATCGGGGAAACAAGGCCATCTTCTGGGACCGCAGCAAGTGGGTGCCTGCATGCCAGCCCTGTCACGACGGTCCGCTGCAATCGATGGAGAAGCGCGGATGACTGAGACCTCAGTAGAAGTCGGGACCGTTATCATCGGTGCGCCGGTAGTCCGTCCGATTGAACGTGTAAACGTGGGCGGAATTGATCTGGCAAATCTTATAGTCCCCGTCGCCTTGGATGAAAATCACAAGCCTGTCCTTCTTCAAACAAGCGGGGCAGATGTAGTGCACTGGCTCTCCGTTCGCCATGCTCTGCTTCAGTCGATACACCATGTCTCCATATGGCGTAGAGATCAGTTCGTATCTGGCCTTTTCGCTCTCGAACTGATCTTGTTCTCGCAGTTCTCGAACCACCGACCTCAGAGCCTCGCTAAGCTGGAGGTTCGTCATGTTCGCGGCGGTCAGTTGCGTAGCAAGATCATTCAGAAGTTTTGCGGCTTCGGAGTTGTCGGGCGCTTTTCCAGACGAAAGAAGCCCTTTGATAGTCTGTGCCGTTTCCGCAGCTTTTCCGGTCATTCCCAAAGCTGTCGTCGCAAGGCCCATCAGGCCCTCAATCTGACCGAAATCCATTCGTCCCATCCCCGTCAGCATAATCGCAACGGATGCTATCGCGGATTGGTCGTGATGAGCAAGTGCACCCCGGGGTACATCCAAACTTCCCATAGTGCCAAGGATACCGGCGGCAGGTGGCACGTGCACGATTTGCATCAGGAGAATAGCCTATGAGCACCGTTTCACTGGCTACGGCCAAGGCGCATTTGAACGTCACGGATGTCACGGACGATACCCTCATTCAGGGTAAAATCGACGCGGCGGAAGCGCATATCGAAAAGCTGTTGGGGTTCACCCTGGCATCGGGCTTCGAAGGTTCGGAGAACGTGCCCGACGACGTGCGCGAAGCCATCCTCCAGCTCACCGGCCATTTCTATGAGAACCGGGAAGCCTCGCTCGTGGGCATCGCTGCCGAGGAAATCCCGTTCGGCGTCTGGCAGCTCATCGCCGCTCATCGGGAGTACGTGTTTTGAGCAAACAGACGCAGCGCCTTTCCCGGCGACTTGAGGCCATACCCCGTAACGTAAAGCAGGCGGTGACCCCGGCACTCATCACCGCAGGCCGTGACCTGTCCGTGAGCATGCGCCTGCTGGCACCGGAGGATACCGGAGCGCTGAAAGATAGCATCCATGTCACCGCGCCGGGGGAAAGCACGCCGCCATACAGCCAGCCCGGTGGCAGCACCGTGGCCCGCGAAAATCAGGTGATCGTGACGGCGGGGAACACCGACGTGCGCTATGCCCATCTCGTGGAGCACGGAACCGCCGAAGCTGCCGCACAGCCGTTCTTTTGGCCTGCATTCCGATTGAAGCGGAAGACCCTCGCGAACCGGATCAAGCGAGCCATCCGCAAAGCGGTGAAGGAGGCCAAGTGATGGAACCCAGCCTCGAACTTCAGAAAGCCATCCGCGTCCGTCTCGTTGCCGCCACGGCAGTGACCAGCCTCGTTCCTGCCGCCAACATCGTGGACCGAAACGGCCTTCCTGCGGTCTTCCCGTGCATCCTTATCGGGGAAAGCCAGACCGTGCCCGGGGGCGACATCGCCCGCGCTCGCCATGACGTGTTCGTGGACCTGCATATCTGGCAGAAGGAAACCGGCCTCGCATTCTCCAAGCAGGTGGCGGGTGCCATCCGTGACGCGCTCAAAGATACGAACTGGACGGCCACGGGCCTACATGTTGCCGACCTCTATGTGACCTCCAGCCGGTTCCTACGCGACCCCAACGGCATCCATTCCCATGGGGTTATCAGCCTGACCGCCAACGTCGTGGAGGCAGCATGAGAGCCGGGAAGCTAGATAAAACCATCACCATTCAGCGCAGCGGCCTGACCGTGGACGACTACGGCACCGAGACCGAAGGCTGGAACGACGTTGCCACCGTCCGTGCCCAGCTCGTGCAGGCCAGCACCGAGGAGTTCATGCGCAGCTTCGGCTCCTCGTCCGAAATCGCCGTCGTCTTCCGCGTCCGTTACCGCGACGACCTCAGCCCTTCGGATCGTGTCACCTATCAGGGACAGCCCTACGACGTGAAGGAGATCAAAGAGCTTGGCCGCCGTGAGGGCTTGGACCTCCGGTGCGTGGCGGTAGGAGGCTGACCATGGCCCTCATCCTGAAAAAGAAGAAAGTGAAATTAATTGCAAATCCGTTTGCCGATATTCCCGACCCGTTCGGATACGGCCAACGGGCAGTCGATTTCCTCCGCAGCTTAAAGCATCCGAAATCCTCAGCGCCGGGACAGGCGTTTCAGCTCGACCCATGGCAAGAGCGGATTGTCCGGCAGATTTATGGACCTTGCGATGAACGCGGGCACCGGATCATAAAGCAGGTCACGATTATGCTGCCGCGCGGCAATCGCAAGACCGCGCTAGGCGCTGCCCTCGCTCTGCTCCACACTATGGGACCGGAAGCCGTCCCCGGTGGCGAAGTCCTCACTGCCGCTGCTGATCGTAAGCAAGCGAAGCTCGCCCTCAAGGAAGCGGAAGGCATCATCCGTGCAGGATCGGACGACCTTTGGAACAAGGGGCAGGCTAATCGCCGTTTCGAAGAAGGCCGAACCATTAAACTCCTCGAATACAAAAACCAGATCGCCTTTCCCGGCGGGACGTTTCTCGAAAGCCTGTCCAACGATGCCGGAACCCAGCATGGCCGAACCCCGGTCTTTGCCCTCGTTGACGAAATCCACGCTTGGAAGAAGCGTGACCTCTGGGATGTAATCCGCACCGGCCTCGTGAAGGTGCCGAACTCGCTTTGCATCGTGATCACAACGGCAGGACGGGGTCAGGAAAACATCGCATTCGAGGTGATCGACTACGCCCGCAAGGTCGCCGCCGGGAAAGTCCATGACCCTGCCACCCTGCCCATTCTTTTTGAAACCTCGCCCGATGCTGATTGGCAGGATGAGGAGGTTTGGAAGGCATGCAATCCCGGTCTCATCCACGGTTACCCCGACCTAAACGGCCTTCGCCAGCTTGCCCGGGAAGCCGCCGAACGACCCGCCGACCGCGAGGCATTCCGACAGCTACACCTTAATATCTGGCTGGGGCATTCGTCCGACCCGTTCGTGGATATGCCGATCTATGACAAGGGTGCCGATGCCTTCGATCTTGAGGAGCTGGAGCACGAACCCTGCTGGCTGGCTGTGGACCTGTCCAGCAATTCCGACCTGACCGTGATCGTCGCCGCGTGGCGTGACGGGAATGACGGCTACATAGTCCACCCGTGGTTCTTCTGCCCCCGTGACAACCTGTTCCGCAAAGCCGACCGCGACGGCGTGCCATATCCGCAATGGGCAGACGAAGGTTTCATTGAACCCACGTCCGGCAACGTAGTGGACTTCCGTGTCGTGGAAGACGCCATCCGGGAGCTGTGCAGGCGCTTTGACGTTCGGGAGATCGCATTCGACCCGCATCTAGGCCGCAACATGATGAGCAACCTTGCCGATGACGGTTATCCGGCAATCGAGATGCGGCAGGGCTGGATCACCATGGCCCCGGCCATCAAGGAGCTGGAACGCGCCATCATCGCCGGACGCTTCCGGCATGGCGGGCATCCCGTCCTCCGGTGGAACTTCGACAATATCGCAGTCGAGACCGACAAGGCGGGGAACAAGGCTTTCCACAAGGGTAAGTCCCGTGATCGCATTGACGGTGCCGTTGCTGCCGCAATGGCCGTGGGCCGCGCCTCGCTCGGTGAGGATAACCGATCAATCTATGACAGCGACGAACGGGCCGAAGGCCTGCTGATCTTCTGAGGAGACGCCCATGCCGACCGAT